TGGATTGCCCATGTTTGGTTTTAGGCCCTACATTGCTATGCGTTACATGGTAGCCATTCTCAGGATCGTGGAGCTCATTAGTCTTACCGTATGAGTTAGCTACGATCAATGGTTTGTCATCCGCTCTGCGTTGCTGGTTCAATCCCTTAATGACATGGCGTGAGGACACATCAGTCTCGTCCACCACATTAGGACGGAAGAGGGTGACTAGATTTTTTTTGTCAGCTTGGTTAGCCGCGTTTCTTAACGAGTGAGTATGAGCAAGGATCCAGTCTTTAGTCATCTTAGGATCATGCTTTGCTTGCTCATGGCTGGCGCGTCGAATAGCCGCGTTGACATACTGTGATTCAGCATTGGGCGCGAAGCAGGTTCCCTTGGAGGTATCGATGATGCCATGCTTGTCATGTCCACCACCGCAACCGACAGTCTGACCCGGACAAGTATTAATCGCATGGTGCTCTTCGTGCTCACCATGTCCAGAGGTATAGAGAGAATGCCCTGCTACACCCTTGGATGCGTAACCGACATAAGCGCGCCCTTGTGGGTCGCGTTCGTGTCGCACTGTGTCCAGCTTCTCGGATTCGTCCAGAGTGTTGGAATTATGACCAATATGTTTAGCTTTACGCAGGCGAGCTAAAGCTTCCTTTTCGTCTGCAATCTGTTGATCCATTGGTTTAGCAAAGTGTGCTTTGAGTTCTGCTTTATGAACCTTGCCGACCTGACCGATTGTTAGAGGTGGGCGTTTTTCTGATCCATAGACTTCAGCACGAGCTTTATTGATGTCTTTCATTCCCTCGACTTTGCGACCTTTTCCTTCGGATCCTTCCCACATATGGCGTGGTACTACGATACCTTGGACATCGCCATGACCTTTAGCAGAGAACAATACGCGTTTAGGGTTGCTAGTTGGAGTGTGTTTTGGTTCATCTACATCACCACCTTTAGCAAAGAAGTTAAAGCCCTTCTTTTTGGTGTGCATCATCATCTTGGCGCGGATCGCCGCCATTTGTTTAGCGTTAACCTTACCGCCCTTAGCCATTCCAGCTTTTGGATTTGGAGCCATAGCGTTCATCATCTGACCTTGTGGGGTCATCGATAGCAAATTGCCTGATGGAGGCGTAGCTCCTTGAGGAGCAATCCCTTGGGGCGCGTTACCTTGTGGAGCTTGAGCTCCGAGTTGACCTTGCTGTTCTTGCGGATTCATTCCTTGTTGGGGAGGAGGAGCAGGTTCCATCGGAGCTAATTGATTGCCCGGCTGGTTTGGATTCTGATCAGTACCGCCTACTGGTAAGCCATTGCGATCCGATACGCCACCGATCGATGGGAAGCCATTGTTTTTAGGATCAGGGTTCATGTACATCTTAGGATACATATCCAATACTTCATTGATACCAATGTTGTCTACGAAGTCTGGGTTACTGCGCTGATTAAGCTTCATACGCATTTGCGCTAATGAGGGAGTGTCCATTTGGTTTCCTTGTACATTGCCACCTTCGGCATAAATTGGCAATCCATTTTTTAATAAATCAGCACGCATCTCTTCAGTAATAGGGAAGTGATGAAGCTTAGTTTTTTTACTGCCCATCTCATGCATGTATTGGTCAAGCATATCCATGCGTTTTGCTGGATCCATATTGGCGTAATCATATTCTGATATGCCATAGTGCTGGCGCGCTTCATCCATCGATAGATTATTGTTTTTAGGCGTTGGTACTTCTATCGACCCAACCTTTGTGCCATATTTTTTACCCAGCTTATTAAGGTAATCAGGGATGATCTTGTCATAAAAGCCCTTCATACCCTCGCCACCAACTTCTAAATCTAATCCAGAATAGCTGTGTTTATCTCCAGATTTATTGGCAAGGTCATCTTTGATTTTCTCTGCCATTTCTTTGCCAACATAATCGTCTAATGCATTTAGAGTAGTTAAATTTGCAAACACAGAAGGTTTGCCTTGTTTGTCTGTTGCTTCAATTTTAAAACTATCAGGTTCTCTGGTTACCGTTAGGTCATTGATTTGAGAACTGAGCGCATATCTTTTGTTTTGAATAGCACCGGGCGTAATTGCTAATCCATGGTAACCACCTTTAGCGGCATCTAGTAAAAGTTTTTTGAGGCCATACTCATGCCAGTTCTTTTTAAATGGCGCGTCATAAACGCCCTTATTTATCAAATCTTTTAACTGTTGATGTTCTTTTTTAAGTTCTTCTTGTTGGTTGTTAAGCTCGCTCAAATCTTGCTTTGACATTAATGGTGAACCGCTTGCAGATTGTTGCAATGCATTATTGATCTTTGATTGATTTTGTTTAATGCGGTAATCTAATCTAGAAGCTTTATCTTTGTGGCTCTCATCATAGTAACCATGTTTGCGCCCTTGCTGGTGCATATCAGACTGCAACTCTTCTAAGTGCAACAACTTACGGTTATCAGGTAGCGTCCTATCAGATATACGCATGTGAGCCATGATATCTGGATGCTCATCTGAATCAAAATGACTGCTGTTATATCTGTATTCTTTATTTTCATTAGGCTCAAATTTAAGAAGTTCTTCGCGGTACTTTTGTCCATTGGGCAGACTATGTTTTTCATATTCAGGCTTACGCATGATGTGAGATTTAGGAAGGAATGGTTTTTGTTCCTTGATCTTGCTGGCAAATTTTTCTTTGGTGTACTGAGCAGGTTTACCATTTAGATCAACATACTTCCTTTTAAGCAAATCATGTAAACGACGCTCTTTCATCTCAGTGTCTTTGACATTGGGAAGCTTAACCAATTCACTGCCAAACTCTTGGAATGTACCTTTTTGACGGTTTAATTTATCTAGAGCTTGATCTAATGAAGAATAAAAGTTAGGGCCATTGTTTTCTACATTGCCACCGTCGGCATATAAGTCTGGTAATTTAATTGGTGGGCGTTTTACTGAAATGATTTGCCCGTTACCGTATTTGTCTTCATCTTCAGGTTTGACCATATTATTGGTCATTGCCATTTCTTTTCGCAGTGCATCAATATATTCTTCGTGACTGCGACGAGGAAATGGTTCACGCAACTCTGCCCTAGGAACTATCTGCACTAGGGACTTGTCAACACCCTTGGCTGATAGGGCGCGATTACGATGCCGACCTTCATGCCCACTGATATAGGGAGTAATTGGCAATCCTGATTCCTGCTTGTTCAATTGCAGAAAGGGTACATCATTGAATCCACCCTTGAGCTTACCTAAGTGCTTGATGTACTGGTCGTAATCCATTGGTTGGTTTACGCGCATCTTGGACATCTTCTTACTAAACTTGTTGAAGATATCCATCTTTTGAGTGTTATTAAGGCTATGCCACTGCTCGTTAGTTAGACCAGATGCTTCAAATGCATCACGCAGTGAAGGGTTACGCGCCCCTTCTTTAAAATAACCTTTAGTAGTAGCCAAGCTCATTGGCAATGGCATGGCGTATTTCTCAAAGTCTTTTGGATTAATTGTTGCTAAAGCTTTAGCGTTGTCACCACCGAATGCTTGTTTGAGTGCATCGAGGTTGTACATCTTACTGAGATTAGGGATCTCGTCTGAGGCACGCTCTAGTCTTCGCGCCCCATGGGTGCCTTGCCTTTGACGGATGTACTCAGACATTTCTTTAAGGCTTATGTTTCCACCTTTGGCAAATTGCTGGCGATACCCTACTTCGTATCTTGCTGGCGCAGATCCACCTGTTGGTTTGTTGTACTTGGCATATAGACCACTAGGATGCTGATACCCGACATCCATAGCTACGACCTTATGTGTCCCATTACCTGACATACCAGTAGCACCTAGATTGATGGTGCCATAGTCAGTATCGATGTCATGCCCTACGCGCCCCATCATCACCCTTTGACGAGGTGCCATGGTTGCGTTCTGTGGGACATTTGGATCCCTGTGCTGATTATCAAATGCTGAAAATGTAAATGGTAGTTTAGGTTGCCCACCATCAGCTAGTCTTTGCTTGCCGTTTTCCTTGAGCCATTGCTCATAAGTCGGTTGGTTTGGCGTGTGCGTCTTATCGTACTTGTCCCGATACTCTTTGCTCAGAGACGAGTTGTAATCAGCTTTACGCTTGAACTCTTCTATCTGGGCGCGAATATTTGGGGGTAACTTGTCAGGCACGATTTTATCCATCATGTAAGTAATACTGTAATTATGCTATCCATTTGCAATCGGGGCAACGCCCATCACCTTGGCACACTCCGAGGTTCTCGCATTTCTGCTTGATCCTTTCTCCACTTGATCCACTCTCGCAGGTTCTGGATAGCAAGTTGCTCCCAGATCTCGGTGTTGTCGTGGACGCTGATTTCGAAAGAGTTGTTGGAGACAGCAATACGCACACCATCGAGGTGGAGGACGCGACTGTAGTTCTCTTTGTCTTTTTGGTAGTACATGTAATCATCATTGCTCATTCTTTTCCCTATTACTAATCGGATTAGTATTCCCTATGCTGAGTATGGATTCTCGCGCCCACGCAGGTTATAGATCTCGGCATCGGTGATGTCCTCTTGCTCGATCTCGTCTCTAGGTGGTGCATCGATACTAATCCATCCTGCGTCCCTCAAATACCGCAACCCTTGGCTGATGCAATCGACAAACTCGTCGTGCTCGGTTCCTTCAGGGAAGGAGCAGATCTGGGACACCATGCCCTCTGCCCAGTCGCGGACATACCCTTTGTTCTTGCTTGACTCAGGTACCCATACGCGCCCTGCTTTGATGATGTTCGCTACGATCGATAGTCGCTGGATTTTGTCAGCCCGACCCGGGTTGTACGCATGCACTGGTATGTGGGCGCGTTGTAAGTCTTGGATCAGGGATATGCCTGCTGACTTGTCTTCGACTAGGACAAGGTCAACCAGCTTGCGGTCGCGCCCTTCCCCATAGACTACTTCGTACTCTGCTACCACCTTAGGACGCAGATCAGGGTACTGGAGGTGCTCTTGCCAGCAATCGAGGATTAGTACCGTCATCCCTCCATCGATGGGTTTGAATACGCCTAGGGTGATCGAGCCTGTCGGATCGTTGTAGGTCTTGTCCGATGTCGCGCAATCATAGGACTGGATGATGTACTCGAACTTGGGGAATGGTTTACCGTCGGGCCAAAGCTTGAACCATTCTCTCTTGACGATGCCAGACGCTTCAGGATCGATAATCTCGGCATGGATCTCCTGTTGCCCCAGCTTCGTACCCTCGTACTGAAGGATCTGCTTCTGGAAGCTCTTAGCAAGGTTTGCCACATTGACATAGGTCGATGCCTTGGTGACGGTAACATCGTCGCCCTCGCGCCCCAGCAAGTCCATGATAAGGGGCTTAGGCTTGGGCGTTGTCGATACGATGATGCGTGTACGCTGACCCAGACGCACCGCGAACTGGATCATGTCCCATGACTCTTGGATGTAGTCCCACGCCGCGAGCTCATCTAACCACGCTCCATGCCACTGACCACCACGAAAGCGTTCCGGCTCACTAGCAGGAATGCCTTTGATGAAAGAGCCATTAATGAGCTTTAGCTCATGTAGGCTCTTGTTGTAGTCTGCGATTAGTTCCTTGGGGCAGACATTGAGTAGACCGCTATCTCCCTCAAAGCAGGTACCGCGAATGTCACCTGATGTGGGCGCGGAGATTAGCCAGCGACTGCCGGGCTCTTCCCATGCCCATGTCAGTAGTGTCTCTGCGCTGGCGCGTGTCTTACCTGCACCGCGCCCTGCCAGCATCAACCAGATATTCCACCAGTCACCTTTGGGTTCGATCTGGTGCTTGTGTGCCTGCTTGAGCCACTTCATCTGCCAGTTAACGACAGCCTGACCAATTGGTCGTAGGGTGCTGAATTCCTCCTTCAGCGAAGGTTCGTCGTCAAGTACAGCGTTTACTGCACTCACTCAGCTTGTCTCTCTAGCTTGATTGCCTTCAGGAGCTCACCAAACACCCCTAGGTTGGCTTCGACAACCATAGGGTTGTCATCGTCGCCAGCATGCACAACGCGGTCACCATACTTCTTAGGACGCAGTTTGGAGGCTGTCCACTTGCGTGCGTCGATCCTTTGGCGTTGCCACTGGATGTAAGCACTATCCAGCTTGATGTCGATCTGCTCCCCATCCTTATTGAATACGGGCGCGGTTTGGGGGGTTTCGTCAGCGATCGCCACGATCTCATCAGCCATCGTCTCAGCCTGCTCTTCGCGTGCGCGTGTGTATTGCTCCGCAAAAGGAGCATTCTTGAGCAACCAAACATAGACTGTGGATTGAGCAGGCATGTGAGAATCCTTCACTATGGATCTCAGTGACTCTCCATGTGAGAGCCTTAGACAGATCTCGTCAGCTACATCCTGAGAGAACTCTGATGGTCTTCCTATCTTTGCCTTAGTCATTTACTAACCTTTCACACAATATTTCAGTGCATTATGTGATTAGTATAACTTTAAAGCAGTGTTATGTGCTATCCCTATTCTTGGTGATCTATCATCTCATGTATTGATGATAGGCAATATGGGCAGAATGCTACGGGGATCAATCCAAAGTGTCCTACCGCTCCACCTTCTCCATCAGTAAATTCGCAAGCGCAGGTTGAGCAGGTATGCTTTTCTTCTGCCTTTTCGCGATCTTCAGTCGTAAAGGTAGTCATTTCCCCTGTGCTTTCTTAAGTATGTCTTTGGCAAACAAAATAGCACCATCGTTATATGCCTTATTGTTTAGAGTAGAGCCAAAATAAAAAGCAAAAGATTCTAGTATTTCCTCATCTGTTAGTGTCTTTGCTGGATGAGTATAGAGTGGTGTTGTAATTCCCATGTTTTCCACTTTATTTTCTGAAACGCAATCGGCTAAATACAATGCTTCATCCTTAAATCTATCTAAATTAATCCACGCTACTGGTTCATTGTTCATAATGCTGGCTCCTGAGTCGATGATGTGTGGGATGTTATTCATATATTGGGTGGGGAAGACAGTCTTTTTAGTCGTTCGTCTTCGAGTACTTAAGCTGAATAGTGTCAGCCTTCCCCATAGTCTTAGTAACCTTCTTTATCCGCAATGTCCATCTGTAGGATACGCTTCTCTGCCCATGCGCGATATGACTTGAGCTCTTGGTTTTCTTTCTTGAGGTCATCAATCTCGCTCTTTTGCTTAGTCATGATGGAGCCTGCGCGGTCGATCCAGTCCTTCACGCGTTGTGGCATGTCGAACTGTGCGTCCTTCGCGACTGCATTAGCTACTTGTTTCTTGGTTGCCATATGGTTCCTATCGTGGGAGTAAGTCAGGCATCATTGCCAGTGCTACAAAGGTAACGACCAATACTAATCCGATTAGTATTTTGCTCCCCAGAGTTTCCTCTGGAGGTTGCTGTGAAGGTAGATCCTTCATCATCTCGTGGATCTCTTGGCGGTTCATGCTTCCTCCACAGTGATCTTGTACTTGTTACCGTTCATGTCTTCCACAAGAATAGTCTTGGTAGTCGAGCGGAAAGAGCCATCAGGGTTCAAGTCATATTGCATGTTGCCTACGCTGGTAAGCATGCTGAGATAACGAGTGTCATCGAACTTGAGGTTCTTCTGGATTAGATTAGCAATGTAGTCGCAATACTTGATCATTTTGCGTCCCTCGTTAAGTTTGTTGACCATTTCTGACATGGTCTTAAAGTCGGTGATATGTGATAAGTCAGACATGTTGGTTCCCCTTAGTTAAAATATTCATTAATTGTTTCTTCAATCTCATCGCGCATTTTGTCAGTCAATTTGCGCTCCAGCCATGGAGCTTTACGACCGCGACGATCCAGCACTTCCCATTCTGATTCTGTATAACCATAGTAATCGACATCGCTGTCTTCCCAGTAGTTGCCAGTGCCTGCTACAGACTCATAAGTGATCACACCTATGAGGCATGGAATGCCAGCAACTCGTGTTTCAATTTCAGCTTCGTATGACATATCTAACTCCTTTATTAAACCTGCATCATTGCAGTATGAACATTCTAACATAAAGTTAGAGAAGGCATCAAGCCTCCTCTGTTTATTTTTTAACCCAGTATCCATAAACCATTTTGTGGGTGCAATTCCAGATATCCTGCACCACCCCGTCGATTACAGCCACATAGTGACCTGCTTGCTGGGCGATGACCCTACCCATAGGCATGTCCTTACTGCGTGCCTTACGCCCCTCAAATTTGGGTGCTGATACCCATACCCAGCCATAACGCGCCAGCACTTCGGAATAGATGTCCTTGGACATGCCATTGCGTGCTGATTTGGCTTTGCCATGGTCTTTGTTAGCCTGAGCCAGTTCTGTGTACACAGCCTTGTAATCGAGCTCTAAAGCGATTGCCATGGCACGAGCACCACAGTCACCTGTTGTACCCTTGTAGCCTGCTTGTTTGCGACCACCGTCGTTAAATTGATATGTCATTTAAGTTCCTTTTTTAAACCTACCTCGTTGGTAGTGGTAACAGTATAACTCAAAGTTAGATTCTTGCAAAGATTATTTACTAGGTGGTTTCCCTAATGCCATGGGACGGCAGGTTAACTTGGATAAAGCCTCAATCGGATCCCAGTCAATCACCATAATCTCGTCTTGCTTATTAAGTGGGTTCTTGCAGGCTTCCCATTTCTCGCGGTATTTACCCTGCTCAGATGGTGGTACCCAACCATGCTGTCTAAAGCGTTTTAATACATCAGTGTTGTCCATACAGCCTCCAAAAAAAAGGGGGCATCGCGCCCCCATGGTTTAGAAAGAAAAGTCGTAGTACTCGTCGCGCTCACCGATGAATAAACCACCAGTCATTTTGTTGAACTTACCAGTCTCTGCTTTGAGGTAAACCTGAAACCAACGAGTGTTAGGTTCTTTCTGTTTGTAGTAATGAATTGCGCCATCAGGATTAGGCGTGTACTCGTACTCTTGGCTTTCTGACATACCGTTTTTGTCAATGCGTTTTACATTGTCAGACTGTACTGTGAGAAGGGTACCTTTGCCAACCTTCTTAACCGCGATGATCGTACCTGCATGACGATCGGAGTAAGAGGTCATAGTAACGCCCATGCCGACTGTTGGTTCTGGAGCACCAATTACCATGCGCTCTTGAATTCTGTTGATTATTGATCCGTACATAATGTTCTCCAAGTAAAAGCCCCCGAAGGGGCATAAGATTATTTTTTAGGTGATACGCGAATGTCAGCACGACCTTCTTTGCGGAACTTGTTGAGTGTCTCTTCTGTAATGCCATACTCAACACACAAAGCGTTGTAGTCAACAGTGCCTTTGACTTCTACGAGAGCTACTGTTACTGAGTGCAATTCACCAGCATGTGTGCCTACATCGTATTTGTTAGCGATGTCAGCTTTCATTGCTTTTACTTGGTCAGCCAATGCTTTGGCTTGCTGGTCGAGCACATAGAGTGCGTCGATGTCGTTAACTAAAGACTCTACAGTTGCGAGAGCTTGGATAGTTGCTTGAGTTGCTGTGATCATGATTCGTTTCCTTTTTAATAAACCTGCGAAGTTGCAGTAAGGAAAGTATAACTCAAAGTTAGAGTCTTGCAAGCACTTTTTTCAAATATTTGTTGTTTTTTTACTAGGACATACCCTAATACTGGGGTTTTTTATCAAAAAGATTCTTCAAAGTCTGGTTCAAAGCATCAATTTCTTCCATTTTGGCTATACGCCATGCGGTTTTCTCCCCATGCCAGCCCATCTTTGACCCTTGATGGCAGGACTTACATAGGGCTACGACCGCATAGCTACAGCTTTGCTTGATATGGTGGGCATCGCTGGGCCCTTCCTGTCCACATACTGAGCAGGGTAGTTCCTTTACCCTGCCTATCCATTCGCGTTCTTTCTTTGTCAGGTTGTTGTTCACTGTACCGCCTTGTCCATGACCCTGTTAGAAGCTTCATTCGAACGCCAGACATCGATGCGTGCCTGTGCTGATACCAATCCCCACCTGAGCTCCTCTTCGCGCTCTACAGCCCCTTCTAGCCCCTTGAGTACCTCAATGTACGCTGGGTCGGCATAAGCCTCGATCTCCGCTGATGCAACGGTCTTGCAACCGCCTGAAGACATAGCCTTTTTCATGAGCATTGCCTTCTGCGATTTGCGATATTCCTCCAAATACACCCTATGTGCTTTGGCCTCTGCGAATTTTCGACCATGGGTGTACAGGTAATCGACTGCGTCGTTAATATCTTTTTGGTTCATGTCACGCTCCATACAGTGCGATGAAGCAGGCATCAGCTAACGCCTGTCCTTCACCTTTTTTATCTAATGCACGCCATTTAGGAAAGAGTTGTATTGCCTTGGCTCTGGAAGCATCTTTGTCGGTGCCAATCAACCCAGCATTCTTTTTCCACTTCTGTGGAGTAACGAGTTGTATCGATACTTCGAATGCCCCAAGCACGCCTTCTATGACTCCGCACGAGTGTCCAAAATTAAAAGACGAGCTTACCCCTTGTTTGGGCATGGAGTGAACATGCTCTACTCGCGCCAGCTTAACATCACAGTCATAGATAAAGCTACTCAATGCCGATGCATTGACTCTGGTGGTAGAGCCTACCTTCATCGTAGGCATCATCATCCATTCCACTGGTTCACCGTCGTCAAGTAAAACAATCGCGCCAGAAGCACCGGGGTCAATCCCAATCATTCGCATTTTGCATCTCCGCTTCGTTGTTTCTTGCTTGGTGTTGGTTCATCTCTTCCAAAGCATTTAACTCGTCTTCAAAACGATGCTTGAGTTCTTTGAGAGCTTTGATTGCCAACTCGTCATTACCGTAGTACATCACGCTAATCAAGTCGGCTTCTGATGCCCTGTTCATGATGTTGGCAATTGACATTGATTGGCTGGGAAGTATTGCTGGCTTACCGTGGATTGAAAGCCAATAAGCAAAATCATCAGATATCATTTTTTTCCTTTCAGTTCAAACCATTCACACCGTTGCAGTATGAATCGCAGTGGTTGTTGTGCTACACCTTTTCTATCAACTATCTTTGGACAAGTTTTGTTTTGAATGTTGTACTTCTTACATTCAAAGCAAAGTCGTCTATCGTCATAACCATCTTGATCACGCTCAAACAACTTATCTGCTAAGTCGAATGCTTCGTTCTCAGACAGTCCTTCCTCTTCAAAGGTCTTACGCCTTCTTGAATGCTTGAGGATTGCAATCTCTAATTCCTCTTCTGTAAGTATTTTCATTTCTGTCCCTGTTAACCCACAACATGTGGTATCAACAGTCTAACATGAAATTAGATAATTGCAATCGTTGATGTTTCTCTGACGATGTCTAATTCTCCAATGCAACAGAAGTTCCAATCAACTCCATTGGGATCTATTTCTGTCCATGCATCTTTGCGAAGGATGACATTCTTGCAAAGGTATTCTTTGCCATTCTCATCAAACACACGCCACTTGTGATCTACAGTACCGCGATTGGGTTGACCTGCATTCTTGTTGTAACGAACTCTGAATTTCATATCACCTCCACATTGGGATCAGGCTGTGGTTCTGGTGCTGGCGCGATTGACAAATTCATATGCACAAAATGCACTGGCTTAGTCTTGTTGAGATTGCGTGTAAATGAATGCGGTAACCATGCTGGGGTAAAGATGATGGTTCCAGCTTCAGGAGTGAACACCACAGTATTTGCTGACTGGGTTACCTTGCCATGTTCCTTTTCGGGTAAGCCAATAATCACCTTGGCTGGGCGCGGATCGTAGATCACCATCTTGCATGACTTCTCAGGTACTTCTAAAAAATAAAACGCGCTTACTTGAGCTCCAGATCCATGGATATGTTGATCGATGCTGGAATGGAAATTGTGTTCTTGTGTCCACATTTCTGTGAAATAGGTCACTGCTTGGTCAACATTGTATCCCTGTGAATCTAGGATGTTCCATGCGGTTTGGGATACATACTGTGCAAACGCTGAAGCTTCTTCATCATTGGAAAAGTTCTGTGTCATCACAGTCATTGGAGTCTTGTTCTTCTTACAAGCTTTGGACTTATCCAAATATTTTTTTGAAACTTTACGGATTGGTTCTAAAAATTCTGGTTTCTTCACTGCGTATACAGGGCTTGTGAAGTAGTGAAACTCTTCCAATTGATCCATTAATCTCTCCTAATTAAAGTTAATTAAGAGTATAACTTGAAATTATTGTTTACTTAAGAAAATTATTGATGCTGTTTGGTGGGCAGTCTTAGCCCTCCCCAGAAGAGGGGATGAGCCTTTACAAGTATGCTATTCGGAGCCTGCTTGTCTCGCGAGTCGTTCGATGCAGAGGCACTAGCTTCGCCACCTCTTTCCCTATCTCAGCATCTTTCCCATAGTAAGGATTTCCTCGTGACGCTACTGTAGGTGAGCGACCATCACGACGGGAATAAAAATAAAAAAACCGTTAGAACAGACCCCGGTGGAAAAACATCGCTCCTTGTGGGAGGGACGCTACCCCATTCGGGGTCGGAGCCTGATCTAACGGTTTTCTTACCAACTTGGTTTCCACACCTAGTTGTGCGTATTCTACATCTAAACCCTATGCAGGTGTCAAGACCCCCATTAGCTTCGATACAACAGCGAATAGACCGCATTTCTGATGTAGGTCGTTAGCGTCATAGCCAACTTGCTCAGGCATCGTCCAAGGGCGTTCTGTGGCTTCTGCTGACTTCGCGCCCGTACCGCTCTCATCGTTATCTGCAAACACGAAGACACGACCCGGTATCTGGCTGGCTACCGCGACCATATTGCCTGCACTAAAGCATACGACCACCGACGCATTCATCCCACAGCTACGCAGGGCGTGGTAGACGCTTAAACCAGTGGCGTAACCCTCTACCAACCAAGTGTCATCAGCCATACGATTACCGATGTGAAAGACCGCGTTTTTCGCACGCATGCCAGTCAACATTTTTTTCTCGTACTTGCGTGCATCCATGTCGTAATAAATTTGCTGGTAACCCTGCAATTTATTCGTGCTGACATTACGCATCGGGATCAGCAACTTCTCATTCAAGACCATGCCTTGCTCGTCAGTAAAGCCTTTGTACTGAAGATAAGGATGAATGCTGATACTGGCTGACTTAAGAACCATCTCTGCTTGCTGGGCTACACGCTCATAAGCCAACTGCTGATTTGTTGCCTGCGCTTGACGCTTCTTGGCAAATTCTTTTTTCTCTTGGTCAGTCCATGGCTTGGCATGTGGATCGTTGTACCAAATCACTTTGGCATCACCAGACCAATCCATTACCCAGCCACGCTCACCATCCCAGAAGTAAGCTCCATTGTCGGACTTAGGCTTAAGGACGGTGCCACACCGCTTAATGCGATCTGAAGCAAACAACTTATGGTGATCAATAAGAACACCATGCTGATGTGCAAAGATTAAAAAACTCATAGTTGCCCCATTGATTTTTTTAAATGAGCATCGTATGCGCGTTCCATTGCTTCAATTTTTTCCTTGTAGGGTAACAAGGTATCAATTTCTCCACGCAACTTAGCTACGGTTAACAATAAAGAATCCCTTGCGGTTTTAAGTCGCTCAAATTCGATTGCTTCATCTTGTGTCATTACTGCCTCTGACTTGGTATACGGTCGCGAATGGCTTCAGCCAACTCTTTATGACCAGCTTCTTCAGCCATATCAGCACAAGCTTGACGCTCGATGTGCAATGCCTGCTTAGTAGTCTCAATGGCAACCATCATGATCTCTGCCTTAGCAACCGCCAGTGCATCATCAAACTCGCTCTGAGTAAACATTTCTACCGCGCCAGCACCACTCAACAATTGTTTAGCCAATGGGCTTAATTCTTTCTTTTCCATCATTTTCTCCCGTTAGGATTTAACGCTAAAAACATCAATAGACCTGCAATAAATAAAGACCAAGCAACTACACCTGATATGAAAAAAAACCATGTGAATATGGTTAAAAAAGCTTCAATCATCTTCCTGTCCCTTTCTTGTATGCAATGTTCATCTGGCGTATTTTGTTAATCACATTGTTGGAAATTTCTACATTGGGTGACTGACTAAACAACCAGCGAGTTTCTTGCCCAGTGATCTGCTTAAACAAATGCCATGCTCTTCCTGACTGGGTGTCTGGCTTGCTGTGAATCCTTGCATAGGTGCAGATCTGGTGCCATAAATGCTCGGCATTGTTTGCCAATTTCTTTTTGTTCTTACCTTCGCCAATAAAGATTTCCTTCATGTGACCCGGCTGTGCTTCGCTGATCTGCTTGCTAATCTTTTCGTAACCACATGCCATGCAACGCTTATGGAATGGAGTGAAGTGACAGCGTGGGCAACCAGTCGGTTCAAAGTCTTCCTTGGTACGGATCTTCTTATCCAGTTTGTCACCATCATCGAGCTTCTCAAGACCATTGAAGTAGATGTCATTGAAGTCTTCAAAGAAACGAATGATGTTGCCTGAAAAGTCCAGCAGGTGGCAATCCTTCTTGCCTGTCTCTGGTGAGCTCCGCAGACCGCGCCCCCACATCTGAATTGCGGTGGATAATGACTTACGCAATGGGCGTGCATCGCAGATACATCCGACATCAGGTACATCAAAACCCTTTGCCAAAGCTTCTACAGAGATTAGTACCTTCAGATGGCTGTCAGGTTTGCGGTATTCCTTGAGCAGGTTCTCACGCTCTTTGTCGTTTGTCTCAGAGGTGAAGACCGCCGCCATGACTCCTGACGATATGAATGACCTGCACAACTCTTCGCAATGCTTGATAGTCGCCCCGAACACAATCGTTTTGCGGTTGTCACCAAAATTTTGCCAGTCGGATACAACATCGCCAACAATCTTCAATTCGCGCTCTTCCGCCGCCTTATCTGTCCACTCACCACCACGCGTCTCCGCGCCCTCCATATCGGGCTTAGAGCACGAGAAGATCCTCATGGGTACCAATACACCATCTTGGGTGAGATCGTGCATTGTGGTGGCGTTTACGAGGTTTGTGAATATCTTTCCCAGCCCCTGAGTAAATGGGGTAGCAGATAGACCGATTACCGTTGCGTTTGTTTCTTTTGCAAACTTAGTCCATGCCTTGTAAGTCGTGTGTGCTTCGTCTACCACCAGCACATCCATCTGGGGCCAAAACTCACGCTTTGCAATTGTCTGGACACTAGCAATCTGAAAGAACTCGTCAGGTCTGCGTCTCCAGTGTTTAGCCTGAATGATTCCATGACTATGCATACCGTAACGGTCAGCTACCGTAGATGTCTGGTTGATCAGGGTTGTACGGTCGCACAGGAACACAGCCTTCTTACCGCGCTGGATCGCTTCATTACAAATTCTTAATCCAAGGTAGGTTTTACCTGCCCCTGTAGGAGCCATGATTAACTGGTTTTTATGCCCTTCTCTAAACCCTTGGCGTAGTTGTTCATGGGCATCTACTTGGAAGGGTCTAGGTTCGGGAAATTTGGTTCCATCATCGCGCTCACTTGGCACTAGGTTTGTTGTCATTTTTTAGCCTTCAGCTTTTCGTTTTCTTTTTGAAGTTGTTTGACCATCTTGACTGCTTCATTCTTCTCGTTCATCAGCCCATGCAGTCTTACCTCTAACTGGGCATTTAAATGATTGAGTCGTTTGATCTCACCATGAGCGGTAGCCAAAGCATCATCAGCTTCCAAGAGCTTATACATAGCCTCTTGATCCGCTACTAATGCAAGCTCGGTTGCTTTGATTTCGTCATCGTCAGGTGCCACACCAGCGTAGGGATTTTCCCTAGGTGTTGTAGTTTTTTCGCTACTAATCGGATTAGTATTTTGCGACTCTTCAACTTTCTTTTTGGCGTGCTTGAGCTTGTCTTCAGCCTGCTTTTTCTTGACCTTTGGATCACGAACAGACGCGACAAATGGTTGTGACACTTGGCAGATCTTGGCAATTTCGTAGTTCGTTTTTTTTTCAAAGCCCTCGATAGTCAAAGCCATCTCAACCTTGTTGCGCTTATCTTCATTAGTCAGCGGTTTGCCATGCTTGCTGTTTGCCTTGAGAGCCTCTACCTGCGCGTCTTGCAGGGTACCGGGTTTGTAGGTGATTTCAATTTCTTTGATGCCAAGTAATTTGTAGGCGTGGTAGCGATGGAATCCATCTGTAAGCCAGTGTGTTGAACCATCAAATACCGTCTCCATCAATGGGAACACATCGCCTTCCTTCATGGCTTCCAAGTAGCTGTAGACCGTTGGTTGGTCGATTACTAATCGGCATTGAGTTCCACCATCAATTCGGATGGCATCTATCTTCACTTTTTTCATTTAAATCTCCAGTTGCAGTGTGTTAATCAAACAGGTCGGGGCGTAGTTCTTTTGCAGGGACAAGACCCTGAGTCGCCTTCTCAATCTTCTTTGCCAATTCGGGGGAAGGACGACGGCTTTTTCTTAGCAACAGACCCAACCATGTCGGGGTGATGCCTAAGTGTTCTGCCATTTCTTTCTTCGCTCCGTAGGGCTCATCTTTGAAATATTGCTTTAGGTTCATAGGACTCCTTTCTTGAATTTATGAAAATAGTCTAACACAGAATTAGATTTGTGCTATAGTTCTTTTACAGCAATGTTGCTGGGTTAGTGTCGCAGTAGACAGTTTATAAGGAGAATCACATGAGTTTTATCGTAGAAGATAAGGGTGGCAATTTCGAGCGTTGCCCTTCTGGAATGCACCTTGGACGGTGTTACCGGATCGTAGATCTAGGGACGCAAAAGTCCGAGTACATGGGTCAAGTCAAGTACCTTCACAAGATTATGCTTGGCTGGGAAATCCATGGTACAGACGATAACGGTAAGCCCCTCAATATGATGGATGGTCGCCCATTTGCTATTTTTAAGAACTACACATTGAGTTGGTCTGAGAAGGCTAATTTGCGGTTAGATCTGCAATCATGGCGTGGTAAAGCATTCACTCAAGAAGAGATGCGTAAGTTTGACCTCAAGAACATCTTGGGTGCTTGGTGCATGCTAAATGTTATCGAGCGTGCTGGTCAGAATGGAAACACTTACGCCAATGTGGATGGTGTGACTCCAGTTCCTTCCATAATCAAGCAAAACGGTCTTCCACAAGCCGTCAATAAGAACGAGCTATTTAACCTGCAAGAGCCTGACATGGCGATCTTTGAAACCTTTAGCGATAACCTAAAGACAAAGATTACTTCATCCCCTGAATGGGAAAAGCTACAAGGCAAAACGCCTGAAGCACCTAAAGCCCATCAAGGATCCCCTGAAGTTGGTGTAGACGACGATATCCCTTTTTGAGGTCACCATGAAAAAGTTACTTCTAGTACCAGTATTACTGGCTGGATGTGCGTCTTCGCCTCCTCCAAGGCATGTGTATGCCAATACCAGCGTTCCACCAGTCCAGCTTGTGCTTGATGCCAAGGTTCAGCAAATGAGCCGTCAAGAGGTCATCAATGCTACGCAGGACTGCGAGAGCAACGGTATGCGTGCCGCGCCCATCATGTCAAAACGATTGGTTTCAGGAATGATGTCGGACATTATCATCGATGTTCACTGCATGCCTAGACCTAAATTTCCCTATTAGGAGAAAGAAATGATTAATTTTGTTATTGGAGTTTTACTCGGATTTTTTGTAGCTACATTCGGCATCACTGGTGTAGCCAACGCCCTCGACCAAGGTGTCGAGACACTTAAACACATCAAGATTAGTACGGAGAAATAATATGTTTATCAATCACGCTGAAAAAGTTCATTTACAGGATTCTGTATCGTCTTTAATCAAAGCAACAACGATGCTACAGAAAAAAGTCAATGAGATGCAAACGGATATTCAAATGCTTAAAGTGCAATTGGGTAAACCTCTTGTAAAGCCAGTCGCCACAGCCCCAAAACGCGGTCGTCCATTGGGTTCAAAAAATAAGGTTACAAAATGACAACAATCATCGCAAGATCAGCAGAGAGCGTTCACTGGTACCGTTCTGAAGACGGAGCACCGCAATACACCGTCAAAGCAAAGGATGGATCTGACCGTCCTACTACCCTTCGTGATGCACGCAAACTTGACCTAGTACCCTCAGTAACCACAGTGCTGAAGGTCTGTGCAAAGCCGGGTTTGGAGGTGTGGAAAAACGAACAGATGCTGTTAGCCGCCCTGACACTCCCACGCAAACCAGAGGAAACAGAAAAGGACTTTATTGCCCGTATCGTTGCCGACTCAAAGGAGACTGGAAAACAAGCCGCGGAAATTGGCACCCGTATCCATGAGTCAATTGAAGGTTGGATTGAAGGTGTTCGTCCTGTAGAGCATGAGGATATTGCTAGAGCATTCGAAGAGAAGGTCTTTGAGCACTTTAAAACCCATCCTATGCAACGCTGGCTTACTGAGCGTGCCTTCGCATCACCCATGGGCTTTGGAGGCAAGGTAGACCTCTACAGCGAGGCTGATGAGCATGCCCCTACAGGTATTGTATTGGATGCCAAGTCTAAGGATTTTGGCCCTGACGATAAAGTTGAGGCGTATGACGAGCACCTGATGCAACTCTCAGCGTACCGATTTGGTCTTGGATTACCCAATGCTCGATGCGCGAATGTGTTCTGTTCTCGTACTCATCATGGTCTTATCAAGGTTGTTGAATGGTCAGAAGAGGATCTAGCAAAAGGGTGGGAAATGTTCCAAGCTTTGCTTAGGTTCTGGAAACTCAAAAATAACTTTGGACTTTAAAAATGATTCTTTCTAAACAACAAATAGCACGCATCTTTCACGAGCTTCAACTGGAAGACAACTACAACTTCCTTGAGGATGATTTGGTCAAGCTTGCCAATGCATACATTGACGCTGTCAGACCAATAATCGCTAAAGAAGAATTGACTAATTGCGTTGAGATTGTGAATGCTTTAAACCATGCTGTAGGAGCAAAACTACTGAATGTACGGATGCCATTTATTAAGGAAATGGAGACAAAAAAATGATTACATTAGCAGGAGTAGTCTTGCTGTTTGTCATTATTAGTTTGTTCTCGCTATAAAAAAGACCCTCTCTGGTGAAGGACAGAGAGGGTCAAGAGGCCCACTGCAAGGTTAGCCAAAACTAGTTGATAGGTGCAGACTCTAGAGCTTTTTGTGTTTGCTCCCTATCCGAATTCTTTCTATTTCTTTCAACCCAATCATACCCGTTCCAGATTAATTCAGGAACATTCAATAACCCACCAACCAGTTGTGTTGGTACTGATGGATACATCATCATTGTGCTACCTAAAGCCGCCGCGCTTTTTGAAATAGTTCTTGGATCTGTGAGTCCTTTTTCTCTGGCACTTTCATAAGCGTCATACCCACCAGACAATGCACCCAAACCACCAAGAGTACCTATACCAACACGAGCTACTGAAGGTAACGCGCCTTTGACTACATTACCTGCGGTCTGAACTCCAGCTTTAACCTCATTACGAATAGGCGTGTTGGGATTGATTTCATACCTAGACATATCGATACCGGGGTTACCGGGGATCTTCTTAGAAGTAAATTCCCCAGTCTCGCGAAATACACCGGGTCTTACCTGCTCTACACGAGGTTTAGCAATCATCTGATCAGGCGTAGGTTTAATCGCATCTAAAGCCTGCTGAACCTCTGCCATGGTGCGAATCTTTATAGGAGTAGCACTAGGATCTTTGATTTTCAATAGAGCGTTGTATTCCTTCTCAAGATCAGACAAATGCAGATTCAAATTGTGATTGACTTGACTGTTCAAATACCGTTGCATCGACATACGAGTAGATGGTCGATTGATATTCTGATCAAGACCCATTACTTGGCTATAGACATTCGGAACCAAAGGTAAAACCTTTTTGCCAGTCTCAACTGCACCTGCTGTTCCTGCACCTAACTTTGCGCCAACTACTTTTAATGCGTCTTTAGTTGTCTCTTGAACACCGGGGATTGTCTTAGGATCTGTGTACTCTAATTCTTTGCCTTTGTGTTCTTTTTCAGCGTCTTCAACCGCATTGTCATTTAAGTCGCTACCGTCAAAAGCTTTTCCTGAAGTTTCACTTTTAGACTCTTCTTTTTTCTTTTCAAGTTCTTTTTTGTTCCAAGTACCACCTTCAAAGCCAGTAATAGCATCAGCAATTTTCTCTGCCGATCCTTCTGGAAATGGATCTGATGGATTATTTAGACCGACAGTTTTAGCCAAATGTCCTCTGTAGTTCACTTTGCTTTCGTCAGTGTTTTTTGGATCATTTCCTAAGTAAGCATCAACAAAAGCACTTGGCGTATTGATACCACGCTTAAGCTTGGCGTTGATGTCTTGCACTAATCCTTTACGACCAAATTCAGGAGTTTCAAAAATAACAAATTTGGTGTCAGGATCGTACCCAATCGCGCCCTCATAATTAATCTTAGGGTTGTACCGAAGATTGCCGGGGTTGTTATTCCAAGACGACAAAGGAATTTGATCAGCCATTACGCTTTCTCCCCAGTGTCTTCCCACTTCCCTGTCTGCTCATTGCGTTGGTACCAATTACCATTTGATCCAACGATACGGTTCTTCCTACCAGCAGGAGGAGCACTATTTTGCGGTGCATTGTTTTGTTGAGTATTTGGTTGATTGTTACTCTGACTGTTTTTACTTTCAGTTGAAGTAGGATCAACTTTACCGTAAGGATTGTAGAAAGAAGGCGAGTCGTAGCTAGGCTTGCCAATAGCAATCCTGTTATGTTCTCTAGCATATTCTCCTTGGCGACGATAGTACTCTTCATTCGAACCAAGGTGTCGTGCGTCAACTTTGCTATCAACGATATAACGGTACTTATCAATGTTGTTACGCTCACCATGAGCCATGAGGTCAAGGATACCAACCAAAGCTTGCTGGGAGTTGTATACGCCCGGTTGTGATGCGTTTTGCAACTGGGTATAGGCATCAGTTGGGTTAACTGCACCATTACGCAATTGGACTTGTTGAGCCGCCAATAACTTAGCCAATTCTTCAAACTTAGCACGCGCCTGTGGAGTCATCAAACCTTGTCTTACATAAGTATCAAGGTTCTTGAACATGTCTCCAAGCTTGCCATCAGCCGCCGCTTTTGCAACGATCTCAAATGGATTGTCACCACCGAACATACCCAAGATGCGTTGCATCTGTTGCTGTCCGTTGACTTTAATATCTTTACCATTTTCGTCTTTGAGCGTAGCTTCACCAAGACCTTTACCAAGAGCCAAATTACGAATGTTTTCCATCGTTTGTAGACGAGGAATAGCTTGGTCGTGCTCAGTCCTAAATCTTTCCTCAATGGTCATGCCAGTCTTCTGTTGTTGATCAACATACTTGGCAATAGCATCTTGCTTATCTGTCCTACTCATAGCCGCCCATGTATTGGCATCAATTTGTGGTGGACGACCGTTATCTAGATTTTTGTAGTAAGCATCTGTAGTAGCCTTAACTTTAGCTGGATCAGCGGTAGGGTCAGCACTTGCGCTAATAAAATCTTTAAACAGAGAATCAAGTTTTGGATAATCACTTGCCAATTTCTCAGCAGTGCCTGTTGTATTGACGCGCCCAGAAGCTTGATCCCAGTATTGTTTAGCCGACTTTGCTATCTCAGTATCGTTACCAAGGGACGCAATTGCGGTATAGGTTCTTTCATCCATTGGTTGACCAGAAGCTTGCCAAGCTTTAAACATATCTGTTTGCTTGATTTTCTGACCCAGCAATGTATTTGCCAGTTCGCGTTGAATCTTCAGATTAGTAACGGGAAGAATGTTTTCACGCTCTTGCTCAACATTCTCACCCATAGCCTCAGCCGCGCTTCCTAAAGATGCCAAAAAGCCTCCTAGTTGAGGTTTGGCAAAACCAGCGGCTACTTTAAACCAATTAGGGTTCTGGTAGCGTTTTTCTAAGTCAGCAATACCTTTATCCGTTACATCACGGATTCTTTGCAAATCTTCAGGTTCCAATCCTTGTGGATTAATCTGAGCTAGACCACCAGCAAACTGGGGATCTGTATGTCTAGGATCCGATGATGGTACTAATTTTGTTTCTGCCATTATTTTCTCCGAGCAGGCAATGCACCAAGCATGCGAAGTGAACCGCAACCCATCATGCCTAATGAAGGTCTTTTCTTAGCATCTACTAAACCGCCCTTAGCACAGCATGGAATGCAACATACACAGCAAACGCAACAAGTGCAACAAGTGCAGTCTGTGCAACACTCTGTGCAACAAGCTGTGCAATCTGTACAGCATGATGTGCAGTCTGTACAGCAAGTAGAGCAATCCGATGCACAGCAATCTACTGGGTTACAGCAAGCATCAAGATACTTGCCGTTTTTACCTAAATGCCAACCATTACGCGCCGCGTCCATTTCTTTCTGTGTCATGCCTTTTGGTAATGCGCTTGGTACACACTTTCCAAAAGTACATTTAATAGCTTTCTTGGCTTTGCAGAAGATATCAGGGTATTTGCACAATACGCCAAGAGTACCAGCACCGATAGCACCAGCGGCTGATAACGGTGCCATGCACATAGTTGTCTTGACTGATGTTGGGATCTGATGTCCTTGCAACAAGCTTGAATACTTAGCCAGTGTAGAGAACGGATAGCACTGAGCATTTTGTTTAATGGTCTGGCATTGAGCTCCAAGCTGGGCTAGAGCATTAATACATGCCAAGTTTTGCTGAGAAGCTTGAGTACCTAATTGACCCATACCAACACCAGCCGCTTGTTTTGCACGAGCACATTCAGCGGTAGTTGTACCAGCAATGCTACCCAATTGACCCAATAACTGCTGTCTTTGAGTCGCCGCGGTCAACGCATTGTTGTAGCCTTGGTTCTCCATGTTTGCAATGTTTGCATTCAAACACTGCAACGCATTTGCGTTTACTTGACCCAATACTTGAGCTCCGCGCTGTGATCCAAATTGACCAGATCCAACAGTAGCCGCGGTTGCCATAGGGCTGAGGTTTTGCTGGATATTACGGTTAGCAATATCCGACATGCTGTTAACAGCAGAATTGATGTACGGGCTCATGTAGCACTGAGCTAACTGAGCAGTGTTTGTACCTAAAGCTTGGCTTAGATAAGGAGAAGCCGCTCCTGCGATGTTTTTACCTGCCGCGCATCCTAGAGTATTTAAACCCTGTTGATAGATTGGCTGGAAAGAACCTGCATTAGCACAAGCAGTGCTAAATGCTTTTTGTTGCAAAGGTTGAGCTCCAACGAACTCAGCACCCTGTTGAGCTCGGTTACCGCGACAAGCAAGATTCGTTAAATAATTGGTGTAAAACCCCGGCGCACAGGTCGTTTTATTCTGTGACGACTGCAACATGTTTGCCATTATTTTCTTCCCTTCTTGATATAGTCAATTGGGTCTTTAGCTTTTGGCGGTATTTTGTCCAATGGCGCACTTCGTTTTTGAGCACGCAATTTGGTACGCAAACCGTCAAGAATTTCAGCACCTTTCCTATTATCACCGCCTCCGAGGGCTGTGACAAATGCGGATGGGAATACATACTCGCCATCAGCAATTTTGGCTGGAACTGGGTTAACCCCTCCACCATCTTTGTGAGGGATCTGTTTACGGAATCCTTCTAAAACTTTGCGTCCAGCCTTGCTAGAACCATCTCCAAGAGCCGATACAGTCTCGGCATCCATTACATAGTCGCCATCGTGAAGCATCGCTGGAATGTCGTCTGATTGACCTGTACCGCCTCCACAGGCGTAGTAACCAGTCAATCCAGTGATGAACTCAGGATTGTGACCTTTAGGGGTAGCTCCTTGATATTTGCTAGGCAGTCCACCTGTGGCATATCCAGCAATAGATGGTTGAATGTGCTTTAAAGGGTTCAAATCAGTCTTGACTTGCTGACCACCTGTACCACGCAAAAACTCTGCTTTATCGCAAACAAATTTAGGCGTTAGATTTCTATCCGAGAACGAGTCTTTCCATGTCTGGGAAGCATTCATGTTCTTTCTGCGTTTTTCTTCGTATTCACAAACTGAAGAACAATCAGTACTACCACCACCAGCAAAGCCTAAACCACCACCTCGGCATTGACCGAGCACATTGGCACGACATTGCAACTGGTACATGCAACCTTGTATCGTATTTCCACATGCTTCTGGAATCAGAATTGAACATTTACCAAGTGGTGCAAGAATAGAATTTCCAGCAACTTTAGCTAAACCACCTTTGTAAGGTGATGCACCTCTGTTGTTCATAAATGTTGCAGAACCGCATAAGAATGATGGCATATTTGCCCCTCCTGATAATTGACTAGATGCATTTGATCCAGATTTAGATGATGCACAACCTAAATTTGGAGGCATCAAAGTTTCTTTTACTATTCCGCAAGGAGCTCTTTGTGGCAAAACAGAATTGCGTTTGTTATTTTTAAGTGGATTGCATGATCCCAAAATCTTAGTGACTTTAGGTTTTTTTCCTACTTTGCCTTTTGGTTTTTTAAATAATTTCTTTAATTTACCTAATTTGCGTAAATTTGGGTCGTTACTGCAAGAATCTGCACAGCATTCAGAACAGCAATCTGAACAACAATCAGTACAGCAATCTGAACAACATGAAGTGCAATCACATGTTGTGCAACATGTTGTGCAATCAGAATTGCATGGAGTGCAGTCTGAAGGCGTACAGCATGAAGGAGCGCAACACGATGTGCATGGAGTACAGCAAGTATTGCAATTAAAATCGCAAGTTGAGCAACATAAACCACAAGTTACATCGCAAGAAAGTTCGCATGACAGTGAACACAAAGCACTGGTGCATCCATAGCAACTACTTGGCAAGCAATTTACGGGATTGTTGCAATAGAAACAGCATGTAGGAGAACAATAGTCCGATGGAGCACATGGAGTACATGGCGTGCAATAAGAAGGAGTGCATCCTGTGGGTAAACATGTCTCTGGGATAGATGTATCTGGCACGCAAGGAACACAAGGAACACAAGGCACATCAGGTATACAAGTAGGAATGCAATTAACTGCATCAGATACATCGCTAATTACACAAGCTACTTCTGTAATATCATCAACCGTTGATGCCACATCCGCTACTTCAACCGCTGTATCAATAACATCAACGACATCCATGGCTTCAAAGAAACCTTCCGCGGCTCCATCTGTAGCGATATCCAGTCCTACACGAACTACAGTACTAACGACTTTAGCAGGGCCACTTTTACCGCCACCATCACCACCTCCACCGTAAATACGACCACCGCCAACTTTATGTTGGGTAGCTGAATCACCAAGAGGTTCACCTAATGCATATAGTTGTCTGCGAGAGTAGTTCATAGTGTGATCTTCCAGTTGTATTCTTTGATATCAGACACTTCTAGAGTTCCACCTTCTCTAGCAACAATCTTTCTCATAATTGCGACTATTTCAAAATTATTTGCATGTCCATACATTGTTTTGACATTTAATTTATGTAAGCGACGAAAAATATCGGACATTGCCTTCATTACACCCACAGGACTGTCTTCTGTGGCAATATGG